CGACTTCCGAGACGATCATAAAGATTATCCTCGATAGCTTCTTCCGTAATCGAAAATGCCAAAGCAATAGTTTCGTGGTTGTAACGAGCAGTATATGCTTCGTTAGCATCGTCAAAGTTGACGGCTGAACCTTCTGATTTAGTAGGTGCAGCTCCAAACCCAGATAACATTACCTCTTCTTCAAATGCACGATCTGAAGATTCAGTAGTATAAATTTCTGAGTGTTGGTTCTCGTACCTGTCGTACTCCATGCCAAACAAGGCATTGAGACCAGGCTCTAGCTCTTTCGCTAGTTGTGCGCGTGATATAGCCATATCTTAGTCTCCTATACGCCAGTCGTAGAAACAGTGGCCGCTGCAATGGAGCCAGTAGGCGCATTGAAGTGGTTGTTTATACGAACGATTAGTGGGATACCAGCAGCAGTGAAATCAGAATTATCTACATCATCTTGGATGCCCATAATTCTTAATGCCAATGTGTTGGTGGTTGCAACTGTATTCAAGTCCGCTGTTGCAGAAGAAATACCAGTAGTTGTAGAACCACTGTTACCCGTAGCAAAAGCAATATTTGCGAATACAGATGTACGAACTTCCGCTTCAGTGTTCTGTCCTGCAACAACGTTAGATGTTGCAATCGTGAACAATTGATTTGGATCATCGTACAAGAAGGCTTTGACAGGGAATGTAGAATCCGCGCCAGAACCAGGCCAATAGTTTGAAAATATTGTTTCACCAGTAGTTGAAGAAACGTACTCACAACCTCCGAAAACTCCTACAATAGCGACGTTACCACCAGCCGCAGCTTGTAGATCGTCAATGACACCCGCAGCGAGCGGTATAACCGCCATGCCTTGGAATATTGGATTAGAGTTATCAGAAGCTATGCGATATTCCGTCATCCCGGTAGAGTTGGTCGATTGACCAATTTTTCCTATCGGTCGGAGACCGAAGGAACCGTTAGAATTTGCCATAATAGCACCTCAATAATTATTCGGATTCGCGTTCACGACCTCCGAAAGTTACACGACTTTGCCGACTATTAGTCATCGGCATTGAAGGATGTTGTTCCTTCATGAGATCCTGATCTACAGCTACCATTTTTTCGCGGGTGAGCTTCCCGAAATATTCAGCTCTTTCTTGGGCAGTTTCGACAGGTATGCGACACAGCATCAAGCCACCATTTCCTATAACACCAGCAAATCGACCTTCGTCAATAGTTGGTGCTTCAAAATCCGGATATTCATCTGAACGAACGGGTTCCCATCCTTCACGAAGTTTGGAATGAACATTTGTTTTATCCTCTTCTCCACGAGTAGCAGTTCTTATCCAGCGATGTACAAAACCAACAGGTGGTTCTGGAGCATCAAGATGACTGGGCGGTGCCCAGGGTTTTCTGCGCGTTTCTTTTTCGCGTGTTTCGCTTGCACGAGTTTTTCTGTCTGTCATAATTTTACCTTTTTACATATTTAGCGTATTCTTCAAGTGGTACACCTAGTTTTTTTGCTATAGATACCTCTGAATGAGATAATTTAACCGACCTGCGCCCCGGTTTATTATTGCGAGATGCGGAGGAACCAGCGGATGCGACCTGACTTCCCCCTCCCGATCTTTTCTTCGTCTCAAACTTATGCGGAAACTCTGTACGCATTCGACGATTTAATTCGTTATAGTACTCATCTGTGTTCGCGTCAAACCCTTCTTCAGAAATAAGGTCTTGATGGATGGTTAAAACTGCATTTGTCATAATTTTATCATCACCAAACCAAGTGTTGGTTTTTGCCCATTCTTCTGCTTTAGGATCAACTTTAGGAACAGCAGGTTGTTGAGCTGCCTGTTGTTGAGCTACCTGTTGTTGAGCTACTGGTTGTTGAGCAGCTTGATCGACACGCATTTTAGCAGAGTCATACCTTTGTTGCTCTACTGCAATTTTAGCCAACTGTTCTTGAGCAACAATCATTTGATCAGCGTCACCTAGTTCATGAGCCTCTTTGTATAAACGTTTTGCAGAATCAGATTGAGATTGAAGTCTTACTCCATACTCTTGTAAGTAACCGCTGTCTAACTGTTTAACTCTAGTTTTTAATTTATTGTTCTCATCTAACAGTTGTTTTGAAATCCTAACAGCTTCTTCTCGATCTCTTTCTTCTTTACGATACTTCGCTGTAATTTTATTAATACGAGTTTGAACTTTTTGCCCGTGTTCTTCTAATTCTTTTTCAGTAATTTTTTCTTCTTTAGAAATCTCATCTTCTTTAGACGACTGTTCTGGCGCTGCCTCTACTTGTACATCTAACTCAGATTCAGAGGTTTTAACCTCAGATTTTTTTTCAGATTCAGGTTCTTCAAGTAAAACTTCTACTGATTCGCCCTCTTCCACTTCCACTTCTAGATTTTCTTCTTCTGCCATTTTCTTCTCCTAGATATGTTTTATATCATCTGGTTCTAACAAGGTTGCAATAACCTCATCATCATTAATAATACGAACTTCACCACCTTCAATTTTAAAACGAGATCCAGAGTATCTGCCAATGCAAACCCAATCTCCCTCTTTACACCAAGGATTGGAATCTTTTCCAAACTTGTCTTTATCTTTGTAAGCTAGTGGACCTATTTTAAGTACGTAACAAACTACTGTAGCGATAGCCTCTCTGTCTCGTACTTCTTCAGGAATGTACAAACCACCTTGAGTTGTAGCTTTACCTTGATAAGGCATAACTAAAATTCTCCAACCTGTAGGTTGAGGCAGTCTATCAAGTAACGGTTTATCTAAAAGAGAAGGATCCAACACCTTCTGGGTTGCGTCAACATAAGCGCTATCAATGGGACCTTCTTCGCTTTTTTCAGCGGATCGTTCCTCATTTATTTTCTGCGCGACGTTGTCAGGAAGATATAATGTCTTCGTCATCGTCTGCGTTTCTCTCCAGCAAGGCTTTTAATTCATTTCTAACATAAGAGAGGCCTCGTATCTCTCCTACCATGAGTTTATATGTCTCCCAATCTTTAGGAGTGTTGTTACAAAGTGCTTCAGATATATCATCCTCACGCTCTTTGATCAACTTATACATATGCTTTGCGAACTTTACAACATCCATTATGTAATTTCTTTCGTAGTTTATATAACCATACACTTATGAATGTATAAGCTCAAGTGCTTGCTCTTTAGTCTCATCATTTCTTCTAGTCCAACCTCGACCAAATGTATCGAAGGTGCTTAATGATCTGTAAAAGCCATCTCGCATGTGATGCATTTGTTCTATTATTTCTGCGGGCTCTACTTCCAACACAGCTTGGAGTGTCATTGGACCTATACCACCATCTTGCTCAACACCTACAATACGTTGTAGTGCTTTAGCAGCGCGACTAACTCCACTATTCACGCCCCAATCGAACGTGCAAAAATCGACCCCAGAAGGAAGATCGTCTGCTCGAAGCCTATTCCAATAGTTTTCTTTATATATAGGATACACATCATCGTGAGTAAGACCTTCCATCTCACCATCCATAACCTGTCGACCTGCATACTGTTCGTAAACTGCGCGTGTTACACCAAGGTTAGTTTCACCTCCTGGATCACTAGGGTGATTTACGTAACCCCCTTCGTGTTCCAGCAGCCAACCCATGCACTGTTCAAAGTTGTTTTTCATTTTGCGTTCTTTCTTAGTTTAGCAAACTGACGTGATCCAAACCAGAAACTAATAATACTGGTGAATAGTAAGTTTGTGTCGTCATTCCATATAGCTTGTGCCGCATCGTTAAATGAAACACCTGTACTCATAGAATAAAATAAGCCACTAATTTTTACAGTCAGAAACAAACCCACAAATAAATATGTTACAACTGGTCGTACCGATCCGGATAAAGCTGCTGCAAATCCAGACTTAGCGTTAGCTGCCGCCATACTTTTATATATACCTTCGGACTCAGCAATGTCCGCCTTGGCATCTAGCTCGTCTAACTTCAAAGAAGATAGCTGTGCAGCGTACTTGCCTTTCGCTTCAAGCATCTTAAGTTCTTGCGCGTCTTTTTGTTTTTGTTGAAACAGATCAAGAATAGAAGGGATGATAGAAGTACCAAACCCTAGTGCTGCTCCTAATAGTGATAACATATTATCCTCCTATTTTAATTTAGTTTTAGATAGAGCAGAGCCTGTTATGTATGCTGCTACTATACCTGTATTTGCAATTAGAAAGGTAGATAAAACTGAAGATATTGATTCCATCCTATCAAGAGAAATTATTGGAAGTAACAAAAATGCTACGCCTACAATAGAAACAATCATAGAAACTAACGCCATCATTCTTTGTGTGTCAGCTTGTTTGTCTTCGTTCTCAAGTCTGATCCAAGTGGCGTGACGATCCATTTCTTCATCAGTTACGACCCCATCTCCATCAGCATCTGCTACGGCATATTTACTTTTTTCCTGTAGTTTTTTACCCATGATAACGATTCCTTGGGATTCCAGCCTCTTGACGCTTCATGTCTTCTTCTATCCAAGCATCCTCAATTGACTGTTCAATCGCTAGATCTTCCATTTTTTCTTCAAAATTAGCATCATCCTCGTCATCATCCATGAAAAATTCGTGTTCATCAGTTTCTGTTTCAGAAAACATTTCTTCCAAAATCATTCTTTTATTAATACCCATAATTAAATAACTCCCGCTGAATCTAAAATCACTAATGTAAAAAGTATGTTCATAATAATAATCATAGCTTAACCTCCTTAATTAGACAATGGATTGTCAAGAGCCTCTTGCAAACGCTCATTTAATTTATCCTCAAGTTTAGTCATGTCTTCTTCTATTCTCTTCTCTACTTCTCGCATTGTATCACGAACATCCTTCTCTGTCTCCCTATTTAGAGTTTCAACTTCTCTTATGGCAGATGTCACGTCTTTTTGTACTTGGTTCATCTCATTAAGAACATCTTCTAACACTAAGTCTATAGAGCCTTGTGTAGTCTTTATACGCTCTGAAGATGTTTCAATTTTCTTTTCTAGCTTATCTATGTATCCCTCTAGTTTAAGTAGGTCATCTCTAAGGTTGTTCTTAATGTCTCTGGTGTAGACAATAGCGTCATCCAGCTTTGTTAGAACCAACTCGTTTTGGGCTTTGATCTCATCTATGTCTATTTCTTGCACCACTTCTCGTAGGTCAAGATAGTCAAAGTAAAACTCGTATCCTACATATGCAGAGCCAGCCAGTGTGCTTAATGCTGTGATTGCAATTCCAATTTTACCAAAGCCAGAAAACTTTACGCCACCTACTTCCATGTCAGCCATAATCTTCTCCTTACTCGAACGCCAGCTCTCGTAGCTTATTAATTTCTTGTTTTAACTTCATTACTTCCAACTGCTTCTTCTGCAGCTCCAGCTCATAAAGCCTGTTGCAATCTATCCTAGACTTGGCACGTTTACCTAATGGTATCGTAATTTTAGAGTAAATGCCAATATCTCCAGTCTTTCCACTGTTTTCTATTGTACCCCCCTGAATGATAGATGTCAGACCAAATTCAATGTTTGTTGCCGAGCCAATGGCATTACTGCAATCTAGGTCTCCTGATCTAAAAGAATCTGATTGATAGTTTGTACCACTGTTGGGTAACGATAAACTCAATGAGTTTGATGTTGAGTCTGCAAAAGCAGACTTTGCAACCATTAACAATACTATAAACCATATTCTCATTTAATTTACTTTGGAACAAATCCTCGACGCTATTTGACTGATTTGTTTCTCTCCCTTGAGTATTTTTGAAATTGTACAGATATACTGTACTCTGTCTAAGTCTTCATTTCGCACATACACCTCAAACGGATATCTCTTAGTGTAACGCACCTTTATAAGTTTTGAGGTTGATGCAAATGGAATTTGTTTCCAATCCGCAGTAAACACACCAATCTCAAAATAAGAAATTTCACTTCTCCTGTTAAAAAGAGACATCTTAGTAACCGACACGCCTTCAATATATGACAGTTTAAACTTGGGGTATGCAGGTGTCATCTCGTGCGCGTGAGCTTGAAACCCAAGCAACATAAAGATTAGTGCTACTTTGCAATACATTCCGCTACAATCATTGCTGTATAATTACCTGCTGGAAGTGCCGTGTTATCCGCTGAACCATAAGAAGCAGTTGACGCCACCTTAAACCACGTTGAGCCAGCCAACGTCATATTGTACGTTGTGGTATTGGAAACAACAACTTTAGCGGCTTCATAAGCTGACATACCAGAAACGGAATGAGAGCTGACTGTTGTGCTTCCTGTCCATGCTACGCCGTCAGTTAAAGTAGGTGATGAGCTAAAGCTGTTTGGATGTGTAAACTTTGTTTTATAGTAGTCAGCGGCAGCTATATCTACTCTTATGA